GCTGTATGAAGGTACAGCCATGTGTATGACCAAACTAGGTTTATCAGAAGAGTAGATACAAAAAGACCCCTGAGTCCAACTAAGGATTCAGGGGTTTAGTTTATGCAGAGTATGGATATTATTATTCTTTACGTCTAAAGAGCTTAAGTAAGCCCCTTCCCATTTCAGACGGTGATGGGGCCAACCACCCCAATACTAATAGTATAATCAGAAGTGGGTCTATCTCAGATATGTTTGTCGTACTATTATCTTGATTAACAGTATCGACTGGCCCTTCTGGTTTTATCTCTGGCTTGTTGTAAGTGGTTACACCTACGTTCTGGTTGTTCTCTGCACCTAACTGTGTATTAGCAGCTACATTAGTCCCACCAGTGGGAATTAGTGATGTTAGACCACAACTAGATAATAATAGGGTCAGGAGTATCCATCTCATTTGCTCATAGCCACCTTGTTACCCATAGGTTTACCAGCCATATAAGCTGTAGCACCCATGTAAGCTGCAACGACACCAGTCTGAGCAATATAGAACAAACCTAGTAGATCAGCTAGAGCAGATACTCGTGAATCTGACATGATAGGGGTGAATAGGAATATAGTAAAGATAATCATCATACCCATAGCTACCCAAGCCATAAACTTTTGTGATTCAGCTTTCTCTTCACGTAGCTCTATTTCAAGCATACGCTCCTTCATGGCTATTTCTTCTGCTGTGATCTTACCATCACCATCAATGTCAAAGTCTACTACCATTTACTAAAGCCTCTGCTATTCTCTTGTTGCTAGTTATCAAGACGATTTTACCGTCTTTATCAAAGACTACCCATTTACCTAGTTTATTCTCTATAAGCCTCAAGACAAAATAACCCTGAATTTCTGCTTGTCACTAGAACACTGGCTACTTCTTTTTCTTTATTACACTGTTCTAGTGATGAATAAGTATTGCCTACTTGGTAGTAGTCAAGTTCACCATTCATAAGTTGAAACCAAATCAAAAACCACATTATCTTACCATATACATTATAAGCCCAAGACCGCCAAAGAAGGTCAACAATAGTAAGCCTGTAATAGTCCAAGTAATTATTGCTTCTTGCAACTCAGCCTTACGGTACTCATGTTCCCGTTTTTGTTTTCTTATCTTTGCCTCAATAGCCACTAGCTCATCCCATGCTGAAGGCCCCATCGTGAAAGATATATAATCCTTCAACTCTTTTCTCATGGATTCTGCTTTACGCTTCGCAGCAAAAACTTCCAAACTTTCAGCCTCTACTGAACCACCCAAGGATTTCCACCAAGGGGGGTTCTTTACTTGTTTCTCAGCTTGACCTAAGTCAGCCATATGACCTGCCCACTTGGTTAGTTGACTGCCCATATCCTGTAGGTCTTTCCCAACAGCAAACCCTTTCTTAAGGGCGTTGAAAGCGACTGTCGCACCACCAATGATCGTAACTGGGTCTAACATTTACCATCCCCCTATTTTGCAAGAGCATCATTAAGAAGGATAATCTCTAGTTTTTGTACCTGTAAAGTTAGCTCATGGGTCGTACTTATATTCCAACCCAATAAGCCTACCAGTGCTGCAAACAACACTCCAACCAAGGCTTTACTATCCATTTATCTTTCTCGCAGTGATTGTTCTATACTGTCGAGTTTTAGGAATATTGCTTTGATTGTTTCTTTCATCTCTTTCATCTCACGATCATATGAGACTTTAGATGATTCTAGTTGAGATTTAAGTACGGCTATTTCTGTCTCGTGTTTATTACATCGGGAAAACAGATGCCATACAACGACTATAACAGGGGCTACAAGCCATTGCATAATTAAGTCTACCATCTCGTACATGACTATAGAACCTCGAAATGCGGGGCATCTATGAAGGGTCTACGACCAGCAGAACGACGAATGTCTATGTATTCATTCATCAGGTCTTCTGCAGTTCCATCCCAATCGTTTAATGCTTTGTGCCATGCAGCACCCCAGCGTAGTGTCACTCCTAGTTCTTTAGCAGCTTTGAGCATTGCATCTGCAATCTCGTCGTACAAGTTTAGTTCCCAACGGATGCCATCACAGTAGGCAGCAAGGTCTACAGCTTTACCTTCTAGATGCTTAGATTTCATCGTCTGTGATGCACCTTTGGCTACCAGAGCTTCTTGTTCTTGAACAGTACGTAGACCACAGATTACAGAGAAGTCCTGCTCAGAGATTTCAATAGCTCTTTCAACAACAGCAACTAGCCGTGGGTCAACACCTTGTAGTTTCTCTTTACTTCGGTTACCTAAGACATATCCCATTGTCGATCTCCTTAAGGTTTAACAGGCCAATCATCATCGGCAATATTAGGCCATGATGCTAAGTCTGACATATCACGCAACTCTTGGCGATAGGTAGCCCAAGCTGTCTTGTCTTCGTTTGACAGCGGACTGTCATTCATCTGCGTCCAATCGCTGTCAGCTAGTAGCTTATTGCGTGTGGTGCGATGACCTTCAGCAACTTTAGCATCTAGCCCAGCCTGATACGCAGCTTCATGCTCTGCCTTGGTTGTCGTAACGCCATCCTCAGTGGTGTCTTGGAACATGTCACGGGCAACGTAGTTCTCCACCCAGTTGCCGTTGGCATCTTGGACAACACCATCACGCACTGACACCTGATAGTCGCCTACGGTAGCCGCTGGGCTGCGTAGCACAGGGTCTAGGTCTAGTGCGTCTAGGGTTGCTGCTTTCCATACACGTGGTAGGGACATGTTGCTGTAGTGCTGTCTCCACGCTCCCTGAGATTGTACAAGTCCTGTTGTTCTGTTACGATATTCGCCCATAGTATTCTCCTTTAGGCTTGATTGAGATACTTATAGAATGTTGTTGCACTTGATTTGCAATGTCTTATTGCCTTCGCTGCACTACACCCAGTATCGTTCATATATTGTATAGCATTTAATGCTTTTTGTTTAGCGTCTTGTTTGAAGGTGTCACCTTTGAACTCAGATGGTTCACGATCAAACGAAACGCAGTATTTCCTTATAGACTGAACTGTGGTTCCATATTTAGGGGCATGAGACAGATTAGCTAAACCCTTGTCATAATCCTCAATGAACCTTTCAACACGTTCCAGTGTTTGTTCTATTTGAGTGTTGGCAATCATAACTAAACCTGTCTTAACTTCCCATTCGGGGATGTAGCTACAGATTGTGTTAATACCTACACCGTATTTATCAGACAGTTGACGCAGAGATGCTTTGTCGCTGTATCTCTCATCAAGAATACTAAAGATATATTTTCTTGTATTATCCTTGATAGCTTCCGATATTTTAAGTTTCGTTTCTTCTGCAAGAGGGCCAGTTATGATAGGGCCGCCATGTGTCTGAAAGTGGCAGTTATAAAGAATAGAAGTGTCTCTATTAAACTTATCAAACCACTCTTGCTCTCTTTCCCTTATAGCTTCACCATCACAAGCATCTACAACACTAAAACTAAAAGCATCTTCGCCATGCTTGTTATAAGAGCTTTGTAGTTTAGGGTTGTTGTGGACACCCCTCCGTAACTCAGAGAAATGCCCACGCTGACGTAGCTTTGGGTTATTGGTACGTCCTACATATAGCTTACCGCTTACAGTATTTTCTATTATGTAGATGTACTCAATCATGCCACAGCATATCCAATATAGTCACCATCTGCCAGACCACCGTTCACAATAGTGAAGCCATTTGATGTTGGATCAATGTAGTCTGTAGATGTAACTTCTGCGGCTGTACTATTAAGAAGCAAGTAAGGGTCATTACCTGCAACGATACCACGCTCGCTATCCCATACATACCAGTCACCTGTGCTGTCGGTACGTTTAAGCAATACGAAACGTGGCCCTGCACTAAACCCACAATTCACAGAAGCATCGCTGCCAGAGGACTTTGTTACTGAAAACACCTTAGACACACCATCTAGGCTTGCGAATAGGTAGGCTATGTAGGTGCGACCTGAGTAATTTGTTCCTCCGTCATTTCCTACTGTAAATACAGTAGATGATGGAGAGGTATTGTTCCACCAACTACTACCAGTATATCCTGTGCCTGAGCTTTCTAAAGTAAGAGCCTTAGTATTACCTGTTGCGGTATGATAAACCATCCAATTATATGTATTAGATCGTGTCTTAACCCACATCATCTCAGGTGCAACACCTAAGTTATGATTTATAGTGCGTCCTGATACGCTATTACCCGTGTAAGCAACGACATCAAAGTAGTTGGGGGCACGTTTCCACATAGGCGAAACTAATCCAGTATTAGTACCTGTGGAATCATAATACCCATCCATATAGTCAAACTTTCTAGGGGAACTAGACACTTCTGCGCTAGTTGAGTTTGTCTGAAGGAAAGTTTCACCTGTTAATCTAGATTGTGTGTAATTACTATCTGTACCTGTAGAGTATCTAATTGCAAAATCAACAGGAAACCCAGAAATAAAAGCAGGTGGAGTAGGCGCAGTCCCACCAAAAGTATCAATCGCAAACACATCAGTCGCACTCTCAGGCACCGCCATTGGGCCACGGCGTATGGCAACGTAGATATAGGTTTCGCCTGATTGATTTAGCCCATTCGATGAACCATTATAACCAAATCCAGTTGCATCTATGTAGGTATATAAATCGGAAGCCGTCCCAGATGCTTCTGCATTGCTTAGGTTTGGAAATAGTAGGTTATAAGATGTTCCAGTGCCGCCCGGTAGGCCACGCATACTGTCCATCAATATCCAGTTATCACCAGATGCAGAACTTTCTTTCACAAGTATCCACTGCGGTTCAAAACCTAAATCTACATGATGACCAGTAGAGCCACTACCAGTATAACTCCCACACTTGATAATGTCCTGATCTGCGGTGCTTCCGAACTCACCGTCACCGTCATTGTGGGCGAATAGGTAGGCTACGTAGGTTTCATTTAGTTTATTAACATTTGTCACATTTACAGTAAAATCTGTGGATGTCGGGTCAGTCCCATACCATCTAGTAACATTAGATGTTGTAGCATTGGTTGAGTTAAGTTCTATATACGCAGAGGAACCAAGTGACCTGTGATAAACAGGCCAGTTTGAAACAGAACTTGTTTGCTTAACAATAATACACCCAACTTCACAACCAAGATTATGACTAATTGTTCTACCACTTACACCATTCCCAGTATAAGTCACCACATCAAAGAACTTAGGGGCTTTGCGGAATGTCCAAGAGGCGAAGTCGGAGCCACTAGCGTTTACTACGTTAGTTGACCCAACAGAAAACCCGTTTGAATTTAAGGAAGTAACATCATTTCTGCCAGTAATATCTGCAATTGTTGTGTCAGTTTGGCGACTACTACTAACGCCAACCTCTGTATCATATAAATGATGACTATATGTGGCATCCCTGCGTTTGAACCACATCAAACCACCTTCGCCAGCAAGGTCAATATCGTTGGTGATCGTTTGAGATGTTCCATTACCCGTATACAAATAAGTGCTGAACACATCTTCTACGTTCAGGGCAGCACCACCCGCACTACCTGCAGCGGCTTGTAAGAGTTTCTTCGAGTTAGACATATTCTATTCCTTATGCTAGTGCTTGACCTGCAGTAAATCCATAATATGTAGTACCACCATCATGAGTGATAAACACAAAATAGTCTACTGCAGATGCAGTTGCGGTTAAAGTCGGGGCTGTAGCTGAAGGCCAATCAACTGAAGTAGGCCAAGTTACAGTAAAACCTGATGCACTAGCATCTTGAACTATCTTTATTGTAAAGCTAGATACTTTGCCAGAGGCTGCAGGGTTGCTGAATGTGAACGTAGTGTTCTCAGTTAAAGTGTGACTGAAGTTTGTACCATCACGTAAGTTTACAGTGGTAGCGTTTGATGTCGAAGTTACTGCAGTATATTCCTCAGAGATGCCATTATCAAAAGTAACGACACCATTAGCATCAGCAGTTACTGTCTTAGATGCTTCTGTTAGACCAAGTGTTGTAATATCATTATAGTTAAGTTCTGCAGCAGTAGCAGTAAGTCCATCAATACCACCTAACTGTACCCAATTAGTAGCATCACTAGATGGGTCTGTAGTCTCTCCAGAGTGTGTAGTAATAGCACGATAACTTAAGTAAGTAATAGGAGAATAAACTACATCCCCGACAGAATATGAAGCACCTGATGACCAAGCACCTGAAGCAACACTAGCAGCAGAGTTAGCAGCGGCGGTAGCTGAGTTAGCTGCATTAGTTTCACTTGTGGATGCAGCAGCAGCACTAGCAGCAGCAGCGGTAGCATCTGTGTCTACATCTCCAGCGACACCATCTAGATAACTACCAAGGGCATTAGCTTCATCACCAAAGTCAGGTAATGCACCCAAAAATGCATCAGCTTCATCAGCAAAGTTCGTGGGGTCTTGCCTACTAGGTGCGGCGGGTAGTGTGGTAATGGGTGGGTATGCCATATTATGTCAATCCTTCTACTTCTATAGCTCCGAATGATAACGATGGGCCTTCTAGCGTTAAATCAAACCTACGATAGAAACCATAGATGGTCGTACCATAAGATGTATCTTCTGAGCCGATATAGACGATTGGGGTGGCCCTAAATCCAGCCAACGTCCGTTGAATTTTTCTTGCGTTTTGAGTTTCAAACTGTACATCAAAGTCAGCCAACTGAGCAAATGCTCTTTCAACAACAATAAAGTTACCGAAGTCATCTGTCTCTTTACGTGAGAAGTCTTCGATGCTGATTGATGTACCGTAAGTTGTAGTACCAAGATCACTCAAGAACCCTAAGACAAGTTGACCAAGCTCTGCAGTTTCACCTGTGTTAGCAGTAACTGTTACAGTGACAGTAGAGCCAAGGTAAGGTGGTAAGTCTAACCACTGAGCTTGTTCTTTCTGTACTTGTTCCTCAAAGAAATATGTAAACCAGTCAACAATGTTTCTGTTGTCAGTCAGGGATATATCTTGGTTGTATACCTCTGTAGCACCATCAGCCACAGTTACGTTAGCTGTAATACCCTTTAGACCAAATAAGGCGACAGAGGTAATATTAGAACTAGGGTCACTTAAGACGTACTGAATACTGTTCAGGTTAGTTACAGGTTGACTAATCTTCTGATCAAATGCTTTCCAACGATTGGTAGCACTGATCTCTAACCAGTTAGTACCATCATCAGTCGTAGGGTCATTACCTACGTTACTACCGACAAGACTTTCATAGACCTTGTGTGTCGTACCAATAACAATGACGTTATCACCATCAGCATATGTCGTACCTGAAGACCATTCAGCGTAGTCATCTTCGGTAACATTAGAGCTAGTGAGGATACTGTTGGTAACTGTTACAGGTTTAATAATCTGCATCTATTAAGTCCTTGTAGCTGGAAGACCTTCAGTATCCCACTTGCGGTTAATATCATAGTTCCGCTTGACATACTTAGAATTACTTGCTTGTAGTTGTCTCTGTTCAGAACGTAGACCTGCAACCTCTGCACGTAAGTTCTTGACTTCTGCGACAAGCTCTGGGTTACGGAAGAGTTCAGCAGTCTGTTTAGTACTAAAGATACGTGATGGGCCTGTAGCCTCAATCTCTGGGCCACGTTCACCAACCATACGGATACCACCACCGAACATACCGCCCATAGCAAACTGTAAGGCTCTTGTTTTGTTATCCATATTAACACCCAAGTTACCTGCATTAGAGATAGCTTGCTGGATTTCTGCACCTGTTCTACCTGATGTCTTAACACCTAAGTCTGATGCAACTTGTAGTAGCTGTGCAGAACCACGAATGTTTACCTTTTGGAATAGCGCACCATCACTCTTACGTTCAGCAATACCTGATTGACCAAGTTGGTTTAGGATTTGTTGTCCTGCAACATTAGCAGCTTGTACACCTGCTCCTGCACCAGTTCCTGCACCACCCTTTAGAGCAGCTTTAGCAGCAGCTTGTGCATTTACAGCAGCTAGAACAGCAGCACTTAAGTCAGCTATTGCAGCACTTACATCTTTAACTGATGTTTCGATACCATACAAAGCATTAAGTTGCTCTTGTGCTGCATCTAGTTGTTCGTCAAGTTTCTCAATCTGACCATCGTAACGAGCTTGTGCAGCTTGTGCTTCATTCTGTATTTCTAGTAGAGTTTGTTCGTCAGTGCTTAACTGATAACGAGCTTTCTCTTCTAGTTCACGAATGAGGTTTTTCTGATCTGCAAAGTCTCTTTGGTAATCGACAAAGTTAGTGTACAAACCTTCTGATGGTTCAGCAATAGCCTGTAGAGCATCGTCTAGTTTCTTCTGATCAGAGATACGGGAAGCACCACGTAGGCTACGTAGGTAAGCCATACCAGCACCCCTAGTCATACCAGAGTCAGCAGCACCTTCAAGGGAACTTAAGATACCACGACTTACACCTACAGCATCACTAGCAGCCTGAATACGACCTTGAATAGCATCCATGATGTCGCTAAAGTCTTCAGTAATCTTAGTCTTACGAGCTTCTATAGACCTCTGTACCGTAGCAAATGCTGAGTTCACAGCACCGTAAGCATCTTCTAGAGCATAGATTTGAGTAAGTGTACCTTGGTTTAGCTCATGAACAGATGCACGTTCTACTTCCCTTTGACGAGTTAGTAGAGCAGATTGGTCGTTGAGTAAACCTAGAAGTCTTGTCTCTAGCTCATACCGTTGTTGAGCAGCAGCTAGAAGCTCATTCATAGTCTCAAAATGACCTGATAGAGAAGCAAATGCATCCCCCATCTTAGATAACTCTGTGTTGAGCTTCTCCATCTTTTGTTCTTCAGTTAGACCTCGTAAGGACAACTGGAACTTGTAACTAAACTCTTCAAATAATCCAGAGCCAATACCTAAAGATTTAGCTGCATCTAGGATACCTTGTTGTATACCACCAATAGCTTCTATGATTGGGTCTGCTATTTCAGCAGGGGATGCACCATAAGATGTAACCTTCTTACCCTTCAGTAGACCAAACAAGCGGCTGGTTTGTGTAACTTGGAATGA